AAGCCTGTGCCGGTTAAACTAGCTTCCCCATCTGTGAGGTCAGCGGCTCCACCGATTGATGTATAAATAACCCCCTTGGCTACCTGTTCACTAAGCCCGGCTCGCATTAATAAGGTAGTCGCTTCCTCCACGCCTGCCCTGCGGATAAACTCAGTGAGATTACCAAAGTGCTCACCTGCTTTACCGACTGCCTGCATACCCTTGCCGACCATTTGATTGGTAAACCCAGCCTTTGCCTTCTGCTCAGTAAATGGAGTAATCTTTGCGAGTATTTCATCCGATTCCTTTGTCGCCTTTTCGAGTGCATCGGTGGCAGTCTTTACGAGTTTGTCAGATGCATTGGCTGGTAATCGATTGAGTTGCTTTTCGAGTAAAAATTTCTTGCTGTTTGCTTCCTTGAATTGCTCGGCTAACTTCTTTGCGGTTCCCCTGCGTAGCATATTGGTGGTGGATCGGATACCTCCAGTGGTTACTGCGGCCACAGGATTTTCCAGCTGTACGAATAAAGATGCCGCTAGTGCCTGTTTCTTATCAGGCTCAACTCTACCGGCTTTAAGATCTCTATACATATCGAAATCTCCAAACTGCTCGGCCATGATTGCCGCCCCATCATCTATAAACGACTGAGTCTTCATCATGTCGCCAATAAACTGAATGGAGGCATCTATATCCTCATCCCCTTCACCTGCTATTTTGGAGAATGCAAGTTTACCGGCATCTCCGATAGTTTTATATCCAGCAATTACTTCGGCTACTGTTTGGTATGTTGTTGCTTTACGAGACTTACCTTTTGGCACTTTTACACCAAGCTTTCTTCTCATCTCAGCAGGCATACCTTCAATAGCATCTCTTTGGAAATCGTCAAATGGTTGTTGAATTATTGAACCCATACCCTCCATGACTTCACCGGCGGCCTGTTTAAATGCATCGTATAAACCTGTGTCAGATTCCTGATCGAAGTAACCATTCTTATAGGCGGCTCGAGCTAGTTCCTTATTACCATCCTCAAATGCTTTAATCATCCGATCAGGTGGAACTACCTGTTTAAGAATCTGAAAAGTGGATTCTGCGTTTGGAGCCTCCGGCCCCTCGACCATAAAATCTACTCCGAGGGGTTCGCTGAATATTCTATACTGTCCCATTACTGAGCCTCTACCGATAATCCTGGTATACTGTAAGTTCCCTGCTTGGTATCTATCCCTGGTCCTTGAGGCTGTGACGGGCTTAATTCTTCTTCAATTTGCAAATAGTTTGATGGAATAATTTGATCCACCCTCAAACCACTATTTGCCGCTAGACCTTTATACTGATCAAGAGCCTCTCTTGCTCCTTTAAATTCAGCTGATGCGGCATTTTTTGATTGGTTAAGAAAATCTTGTCTCTGATCGGGCGAAAGTCTCGTACCATCTATGATCTGATTATAAAGGTTTCTGATTTTAGTATCTATGCCACCAGCATTTTGTGCATTAGCAAACTCTCCCTCCCTGACAACACTACCAGGATCAAGAATCTTCATGTAATTAAAAATCAAACTCAAATCGCCTGCTGGAGAAGGGTTTGCACCGGCTTGTTTGACCTTTTCGTATGCAGTACGAACTTTGTTGAAATCCTTAACAACTGGCAAAGCGTTAAACTCTTTCCGTAAATCTCCTTCGGCTTTTCGAAGAGTTTCAAAATCTTCCATGCCAGCAGTTGCTTGTTCTGCCAACCTCTTTTGTTCAGCCTGCATAAATGCCAAAGCTCTTTCTTGAACAGCAGGAGATTCGTTTGCAAATTGAGCCATAAACCGATTGCCGGACATTCCCATAACAGGCTCAGTCTGTTGGAGATTAGGATCTTGAAGTAATTCGTCTCTAAACTTTTCCTGTGCTTCAGGACCAGGTGCTAAGAATAGTGAACCTCTTTCTAATTCATCTTGCCCAGCCTCGTTTAATTTACCAGTAGGAGCTTGAGAAGTAAGCATGGTAATAAACCTATCTCTGCCAGCCTTCTGCTCATCGAGCATAGCTTGCTGACGATCAAATGCCTGCTTACGCATGAGGAACTCCTGTGCTCTAAAATCGCTTAAATCCTTATTTCTTTTAGCCTCAATAAGAGTAGGATTTTTCGACATCGAGTTAATCAAATCAGGGGGAGCATCAGGATAAATTCTTTCGAGACCCTGCCTCAAATTTTCAACCTCTTTCTGTTTCGCTTTTTTATCGAAATAACTTTTTGCCACTGAGCCAATCGCATCACCGAATGCCTGGTTAGCCCTTGCCTGTGCCTCGCCTGCTCTTTGAAATGCTGAGAAGTCCATCCTCCCCAAGCCTGCCTGTACTGTGTCGCCTATTGCCATAGTTATTAAAATAGTTTGTAGCCTCCTGAAATCATAGTGTTACCACCACCACCTCGATATGTGCTAATTCCTTGTCCAAAGTTTTGATTCTGTTTAAGTCCTTGTCCCAGCTAACCTGCGGCCATAATATTTGCCGCACCAATTGTACCGATTGCCCCCAACAATCCACCTACCATTCCACCTGCGGCCTGTTCGCGAGCCGCATAGGTGTTTGCCAGGTAGTTCGCACGATTCGCTGTGTCCTGTAATCCGATATTTACTCCGGCATCAGGATTAATCCTGGTTGACTGCTCCTGTGGTATTCCAAATAAAGCGGCTCGTTCGCCATACCCCTGCTGGGTGTAATTACTTCCACCTCTGAGCATAGCCATTGGATCGACTGAGGTTGCCCGGTTAAGTCCACTGGCATAACTGCCTAGACCCTGAGCCTGTTGACGATTATCGCGAATGATATCCCTTAAATAGTCTTCCCTGCTCATCGCCTCGGCCGCGATTGCCGCATTGTCCATGTCGCGTCCGCGAGCCACCAATGACTCCCTAGCGGATTGAGTGGCCCTGCGTCTCATCTCAGGAGATAAGTCCTGAATCTGCGACTCTCTGAATGCCTGGTCGGCCAACTGATTAGCCTGCTCCACGCGAGCCTGCATAAGCGGATCGGACGAACGAACTGCCTCCGTCATACCGGGGCCAAATCTACTGATTAAAGATATATCAGTACCCGCCTGACGCTCTGCCATTTGACCACCAAACTCCTGTGCCCTCATTGCCTGTTCTTCGGCAAGCTGTGCCATAGGATCAGCGGCTCGTTGGGCGAGGCTTAATTGTAAATCTTGGTACTGAGGATCGTAGGTCTGACGAGTCTGTAGTAACTGCTCTTGCAAACGAGGGTCTGCCATTGCGGATACATAATCGCGAGCCGATTTACCAACATCTAATTTAGGTAAGGGAGGTGGTTTCTTGCCTCCCCCAAAAAGCTTTTGTAAGAAATAGGATGGAACGCCTGAACTGTTTACAGGCTCGCCTGCCCCACCGGCATCTTTAAGCATCTTTGCTTCTGCGGAATTAATATATGCGAGTGACTCACCTTCGGGAGCATTCTCGTTTAAAAGCCTAGCGGCCTGTGCCAATGGATCTTTGTTTTTATCTTTATGCATGGCGATTAAGTTTTGATGATATAATTTAAAATGATGGTTGGCTGAACATTGTTGTGAGCACTACCTCCACCTGTTGCACTAGTATTGCCTGAACCTGAACTAACATTATTTGTGTTACCTCCTGAAGTTCCGAAATCATCTTCTGAGGCCGAGTCAATAATAAGTCCATGTGTATGACTAGGTATTTCTGATGTTGTGAGGGTATGTGTTTGAGAACCACCTGTAGCTCCGAGATTGTCTCCATTGACTCCACCTGACAGACCTGTCAATCGGTCAGCAGAAACTCCTCCCATGTCATCCTGACCTGCAATAACTCGGCCTCGAAGGTCAGGGATATTAAATGTGGTTGAACCATCACCTACTCCGTAGGTTGTTTCAATTATTCCAAATAAACTTGAGTAAGTGGTTCTCGATATTGCGTCACCATCACAGAATAAATATCCTGTCGGTGCGTTAATGCCTGCAAAAGGTAAAACTGTACCTGTGGGCATCAGTGCAGATATTGCATCGGAGTTTAATTTTGCAGATGTTACTGCTCCATCCTGTATCTTAGCAGAAGTAACCGAGTCAGAAGCGAGTTCGTTAGCAGTGATACCTCCTGATGGTACTTTTAGTTTACCATCGCCACCGCTGATTCCATAGGTTTGACTATTTACGATGATAGTAGAACCATCTGCGGGGTCATCGAATGTCGCAAGGTCTGCGATATCCATTAACTTTTGAGAGGTGACTTGGTCACCTGATGAAAAGATTTGTCCTGTATTTAGTATTGGCATTTTTCTATCTCCTATTGAAAGACTGAAGTTGTTGAGCGATCCGATATTCTAGCATCTACCTTGGTTGCCCTGACATAAGGTCTACCGACAGTTGGTTTAATATCTGCCTGTATACCGAACCCTCTTCTGTTAACTCGTAAGCGAACCGAGGCATCTTCCGCAGTTTCAAGCTCGCTACCCAATAAGGTAGATATGCTTGATATATCAGACAAAGAGTCAGGATCTTCCGTGATAAATTGTACAGTAGCATCGGATGGGTTGGATTCGCTTGATTTAAGTTGCAATTCTGCACGACTGAATGTTTTTCGATCCATCGTGTCAGCATCGTATTGTCTAGTAATCAACTGACTGACTATAGGGATACTGGGGTCTACTTCAGGTGATTGACCTGCTTTTCGTAAGACCTTATCATCTCCATCCATGGAATCTACCTTATGTACGCCCCCCTCTTCTGTTGTAAGGTAAAGTGCATTCTGCGATCCCTCGCGAGCTACTAATAATTCTCGGATCGCAAAGTCTGTAGAGTTTACGGTATCGATGCTTTCAAAGCCTTGGTTAATGAAATTGTAGATAAAAATAGTATTTAGCTTATTCCCATCCCCTGCTCCCACGCTAGAGTCTAATGGGACTGCTAACCAATATCGGTTATTAAAATAAACTCCGCATGACAGGTGAGCAAAGTCCTGATTTATGCGGTCTATGTAAGGCTGAATAGTTTCTGATATTGGTGTACCTGTGCCACGCAAGTTATATTCATCGATAAAGTTCACAGAATATACACCTTGGTCAGAAAGAAATAAAATCTGATTAGCCACCTGAACAATAGACTTCCTCGCAGATGCTCCAACTTCATCTGTGACCATAGTTGTTTTAACATCTGCCAAAGATCCACTCGCACCTGTAATCAGATGAATAGACTTACGATTGAATACCACCACCGAATCCTGTGTGAAACCTTTAATTCCTACCACAAAATCGCTTTTACCTGATGATATGCGAAACTGATTTCCAATCTCGTCAAATGTGTCAGAGTCTAGAATGTCTGATGCTATTATTTCATCACGAATGCCTCTGTCCACAGGTGGTGATGCAGATGAGTATTGATAGGGTAACCATAGTCTACGCTGATGGAACTCACCAAATGGAGCCGCAGGTTGGTGGATGAATCCTTTACCAAGTGCTAGTGGTTTACTGACTGTTAAGGAGTGATTGGCATCATCTTTGACCCCTAGATTAAAAGTGAATTGGTTTACTGAAGGAACGCTTGTGACCACCACTTCCGACCCAATAAAATTATCATATATCGTAGATTGTGAAGTATGTATGGTAAGTCTGTCACCTACCGCTAATCCATGTGAAGTTACATCCATAGTAACCACACCACTTACTGACGCTGTACTAGAATCTGTCAAGTAAGCAGGTGCAGTGTATGCCCCACTATCCACCCTCTCAAAATCCTCAAAATATTCTATTTGTGCACCACTAACATTGAATGTCTTAGTCTGAGACTCAGTCATTGTGACTGTCAACTGTGTGGATGATGGAATACTTGCTACTTGATAACAGTCATTCGGATCATACTCCCAATTTCCCAATCGTGTTAATGTCACAAAGTCGCCCACTGAACGATTATGTGCAGATACTGTGTCTATCGTGATCGTCTGCCCTGACTGAGATCCTGAAGTAATAGCCACACGGTTAAGAACTGGACTTGCAGATAATGTAGTCTTGTTGGTTCTAAAGATATACATATTATCGAACCCTTGAGTCATTCCGCATGGTGCGTCCACAGTCTCACCGCCTTGCTCGTATCTACACTTATATAGCTTTGAGTCTTTAAGTCTTACGATTGAACAGAGGTTATTGGTGGCTGAGAATATAAAGTCATCGTTCTCACTTGTTGCATCAGAAAATACCGCACTCCCATAAACTCCATTTACTGCATCGTCTTCCAAAGTAAAATTCTCAGTCGTGGAAGCAACTGATGTATTACCCACATTTTTACTATTAACTGTGAAAGTAGTATCTGCCCCTGTATCGGCAAAGGATACTGTCTTAGCAGATGTGTTAATTGCTGTGATTGTATGACTGCCATTGATCGATGCATCAATATCATCGACATGAATAGTGCCACTTACTGCAAACTCTGATGCTGGGGTGTCTTCAAGCGTTAGAGTCACCACATTACTCGCTCTTGAAGCCGCAGTGACCACATAATTGAGAGTTGTAGGGATTGCATTTCCCATCGAGGCAACAGAAGTTCTTCCCTCAATATTATACTCAGTCCATTTTTTTGTCAGGTTCGAGTAAGTTGTTCTAATCGTTGACCAAGTCTGTGATGATCCAACTACTGTAAAAACTTCATTCGTGCCTGAGTCGGCATAAGTAATTGTGCGAGTATTAAAATTAACACTAGCAAGAGGAAATGTTCCGTTGGGATCGTCACCTGTAAACTTTAAACCATTGATCGTTACATTGTCTCCAACGATAAAAGCTAAACTTGGAGTTTCATCCAATACGACTGTGACTATACCACTTCCTGTATCATTTGATCGTGATGCGGATAGAATTACATATGGTAAAGTAATCGCATCATCGCCTGTTGTGATAGTGCCAAATAGAGTAGACATCCCTTTGCGTGGTTGCCATGTGCCATCGTCATTCATCCGACCATTCTTCGATAGTGCAACCTCACCGGGTTTCAACTGATTAGGTCGCAATCGGGCATTCATCCGCAGAAAGAAAGTGTCACCCTCTACCACGAATGGATCGTCTAGTTTGCCGTATGATCGATATCTGCTCACTTCTTCTTAATCTCCTGCCAAAGTTTTAGGGACATATAAACCAAGGTCACCAGACCAACCGCGATACCGATGACGGTATCAAATGCAGACAGGCCAAAGGTGGCCGCTGTGCCTGACATTCCTAAGACTGATACTCGATCA